CAGGAAAAAGATGAGTTAGACCCACCTAATCGTTTCGTTTTGCGACGGAACGAATACAGAGGCTACATAGAAATCCCCACCGCCCCGTTGGGGGAAGGAATTTCCATGAGCCGGTGATTCGCTTATCGAGCTACGATGGATGTCATGCTCACCTCGGGTCTTCAACCCAAGGGATGAGAGTGCGTTGAGAAGCACTCCCGCATGTTCCGCTGTAAACTTCGTTGGCCTAAAGATGACGGCTTGGAGGAAACCTCCGCACCATCCATCTCGTCGGACGAAGCTGTACGCCCCGGTGATAACGGAGTCGCCAAGGATCGAGGGACCGTAGTGACGCAATTCTTTTGGAATCACGCCAACCACTGCCAACCACGAAGGTCTGTAACGACTGTCATAACCTAGGGAAGTATAAGCGAAGGACCGTATGCGATTTGCAGCCTTGTAGGCGTGAATCACACTGTCCACTTTCTCCTTTTGGTATATGGGAGAAACATCCATCCCTTCGAAATAGTGCTTGCCACAGCTCTCCCTGAATGGGGAGGACCAGTGCGATTTCTTACGGTTCACCGTGAACCCATAGAAAGTACTCATTTCGATAAAATCCTCGACGCTATCCACGTGCACGATGACGTCGTCGCCGTACACGCTGGCTGTGGTGCTGAGCACCTTTGCCAGAGCGTAGAAGATAAGGGACTCTAATTCGAACGTAAAGCCGTTTCCCATGGAGGAGAATTTCTCCCACGAGAATTCGGACCCATCAATCAAACCAGATTTACACCTGGTGAGATTCATCGCGTGAAGCCAATCCCTAGGGAAAAGCTCCTCGACGAGTGACCGAGCAATTGTGTCGCTCGCTGATGAGAAGTCGATAGTGGCCAGATGGCCATATTTCGACCCAATCCGCGCAAGGTTCTGATTCTTACGCTGGTCGTTCAAATCTATTCCGACACGCTGAAGTCTGGACCGTATCATCGAGCCAATCCCTTTCTGGAACCAGAGGTTCAGTCCGGGCTCAACTGCGATGACACGATCGGTCTTAGCGTTCTTCGGAACCGTAGTAACCTTGTTACCAACTTCTACCTTAATAGGGCCACCGCTCGAAGCGTTTGAACCCCACAGAGGATACGCCACGCCAAAGGACGTGGACAAGAAGTCCGCTAACTCAGAAGTCGCTTCATTCGTAGAATGAAACTTAGTGCTGCCATGGCATAACGGCCCGTTGAGGGCTGTAGTCACACCAGGGCCCCACCCACAGCTGTCAGCCCATTCCTCTGCATCGAAGAGGCCAAGTATCTCGGATATTTTCATTCGAACCTGCAGATGCAAGTCGAATCGGCGCGGGTTTTCCAGCTCGCGCCCCGAGAAATACTCAGTTAACCTTCGATTTGTGTCACGACACTG